TCGATGAAGGAGTTTACAGAGATTGAGTTCTCGGTGGCTGATATTGTCCGTAGTAGCTTGGTTAAGAATTACATCATCGCTCGGATTAAACACGAGGATAGTAAGTATGATTAACATTAACATGCGTCTAGGCATTGGCTTCGACATCGAACATAACGACAACATCTGCCATGTGGTAGGGGATGATGAAGGTAGGTTTATAGCCGCCTATGAGGGGTTGATTATTAAAATCCCTTTCTTCTCCATCTACATTGGGGAGTTCTCTGAGTTAGATCAAGAGGTCTTAGAAATAGAAGACTAAAAAAAAGCCCCTAAGCAGTGATGCCTAGGGGCTTTGTTATTGGATCAGAACCCTTCTAACAGGCTTGGATCAGATGGTTGGTACTCCTGATAAGGGGTGTCACTAGAGTAGGCTTGGTAGCCTCCTACAATAGCTCCTGCTGCATAAGTGGAACTTGTCTTTAGAAAGAGTTCCTTTGCTATACCTATAGCTCTATCCGTCATCCCTTTAGTTTCAACTTCTGCTACTAACTCGCCATATTTAATTAACGAATCAGGGTCTAACAAAAAGTCTTGCATTGCTTCTGCCTCTGATCGCGCAGCTTTACCTTGTAAATAGCGTGAACCAGTATTAATAACAACACGAATTTTAGTTATAATCTGATTTCGTAACTCACCAATAACTTGAGAAAATTTTGATCCTGTCATTTCCTCAAACTCAGACTTACCAGTTGTACTTGGATTAATTTTTAACGTAGCTGGATTAGTTGCTAACCTCTCAGATGCTTCAACCGCATAACGCAATGCAGGGATACTATCACCACCAAACACTTTAGCCATCGCTGGAATATTAGCGTCAAACCATTGCAAGGGGTTAGGGCCTCCTGATGTGAGTATATCCAGCATAGTTGCCTTAACAGCATCTGTGGCTGTTTGATCGCCATCTATACGGGCTAACATATCATCCAACTTAGCAGGGTTCTTCATAACATTGTTAATATAACCCTGAATACTACCTGATGTGTTAAAAGCTTCCCCTAATACATCCGCTAAGTATGTTACCTTATCCTGCTTGGCGGCAGCTAAGATGGCAGTTCTCTCATCACCAATCTTAGTAACACCAGTAGCCAAGTCATCTAGTCGCTTCTGTATACTAGGCACTAAATCCAGCTTCTCTTTGTTAGCTACCATCCACCGCTTAAGTTGCTGAGGGTTAATTTCAAGTGTGTTGGTGTTAACGATAGCTCGATTATTAGCAATAGCCGTAATGAAAGCATCCTCTACAAGGCGTATACCATCAGGGTCATCCCCAATAACAGCTAAGGCTTGCTTTAAACTACTTGTCTTGCTTGTCAATGTAGGTACTGTATTCTCTACAAACTTAGCCCGACTAACCTGCAAGATACCCTGCTCATTAAAAGGGATACCAAGTTCTTGTGCGTACCTTTGGTCAATAGCTTTGTAAGGGACACTAAATGCAGGGTCTACAGAATCAATAGCTTTGTTAACCTCTCGCTTTAATTCAAACAACATACGAAGCTGATCTTTGTCATCCGTATCATTGATAGCTTTGTTAACATTACGCTTCAAGCTGTCTAAATCATTAACACTAACATCATTAGCTACTGCGTTTGCTGGCTGTTTAGCAATACGATACTTAGTTTGTATCCTAGAGCTAACAGGGGTAGGAGCTTGCCATTTAGTTTTAATCTGACGATATAGAGCAGGAAACTTAGAGAAGACATCCTTATTCGCCTCATCATTAACAAAAGCAACTAAAGCCTGAGCATTCTCTTTAGGCAGTTTAATTCCTGCTGTCTCTGCTGACTCTAAAACTTTCTTGTATAGAGGGCTTAAACTCTTACGAATTGTAGCTTCTTTAGCCTTAACCATATTGGTAAAGCGAGTCCCCATGTCTGAAGCGCCAGTAACTTGTAGTTGAGAGGATGCTTCAACAATGTTATCTGTTAAAGTAGCAACAGTTTTTTCAGCCTCAGCATTACGAGCCGCAAAGTCAATCTCAAACTGCTCATTCTTAACCTTAACAGCCGCTGCACGTTGTTTAACCAAAGCATCAACCTCTTGCATCGTAGGGGCTTTACCTTGTTTAAATGCAGTTAGTTGTTTCTCAGCCGTCTCATATTGTTGACGCATAGCCGCTGTAAATCCAGCGTTGTCGCCTTTAGCCGCCTGAGAAGCAATAAAACCAGAAATAGTTAGGTCGCCGTTAGCCGCTGCCAATATAGGTAAGCTAACTCCAGTAGCTTCTTGTATTTTACCTGATTGTATTAAAGTAGAAGAAAGAGCATCATTAGCTTCAAAAGCCACTTTTGCTTGTCTCTTAGCCCTTATTACACCAGAAGCCTTCGCCCCTTCACCTAAAGCTTCAATACCTTCCTGACCAGCCCCTCGGTTAGTAACCATAGTCGCCAGATTACGAGTAGGGGAAATAACAAGTCCTGGGGTAGCACCACCAACCATACCAGCTAAGTTACGTTGCCAGCCTTCAGGGAATTGCTCACCCGCAGCCTTACCAGCCACAGCACCTGCTGCACCAATAACACCCTCAGTGACTAACCCACCTGCTGTTTTAGGCATAAGACTACGGGCTAAGTCAGCGATGTAGGGGGAAGCTTTAGAGCCACGATAAAGCAGTTGTGCCCCTCTAGCCGCTGCCGCCATAGGAGGGACAGCCGCTGCCCCTTCAATAGCCGCTTCAACATAAGGAGCTGCCTGTTCTGAAAAAGTCTCCTCTGGGGCATTAGCTCTGAATCTGGCATCCTCAGCTAAAGCACTAGAAGTAGGTAACTCCTCTGCCCTAGCGAAATCCTCTATCGTAGCTAGACCACCTCGGATAGCCTTCTCTTTAATTTCTTCTTTAGTAGCTCCTATTGGTACGTCGGGGATAACAATACCATTAGGTAGCTCTACTGATCGAGTTTCTGCCATAATAAACCTTTATAAATCGTTCCAACTAACAGAGCCATCTGCCTTAGCTTTAGGGAAGTAAACTTCGGGGTTTTTAGAAAACCCTGCCTCAGCCGCTGCCGCTGTAAACCGATCAGCTTGTTTGTTAATCTGTTCTGCCTCAAATCGCTCAATGATACTAGCCACAGCATATAACTTACGCTGAGTGTCTAGTGTTGGAGTTCCTGTGAATGCCTTAGATGTTATATCTTTAATAGCTTGCACAATTTCAGGAGAGCCACCTAATCGCTTAATATCCTCATTGGACAACTTACTCTTACCAACAGCACGAGCCACTGTAGTTCTAGCAGCTTCCCACGCATCAGGGTTATTAGACGCTTTAGCTTCTCGCAACAACGTTTTAGCCGTTTTAGCAGCTTGGAATGAAACTGTGTTATCTTTAATAGCGTCATCAAAAGCTTTTAAATCTTTACCAATCTCATAAGCACCAGCTCTAGCGACAGTGACAGACTTCTCTTTTAATGTCAGATTAACAGCAGCTTGTTCAGTAGGTGTTAAATCCTTAAACTGCTTACCACCATACATAGCAGAAGAATAAGCCTCCCTATCAACACCAAAGTTAACTGGCTTAGGCGTTAATGAACTAGGAGATTCAATAGCTAAAATGTTATTAAGAGCAGCGTTAGACTCAGGAGAACCTTGTGGATACTGAGACATAATTTGTCTGGCAGCTTGAAGTGATACTTCCTTGTCAACATCCATTTGAGCTGCTTGTGTCTCCAACGCTGCTTGCGCAAGAACACCTGGATTCAAAGCCTCAAATTGTGCCATCTCAGCCTTTGTCTTTGCAAATGCTTGCTGTGAGTTAATTATCGCTTGTTGAGCTTTCTGTACCTCAAGTGGGTTAATCGTATTAGCCTGTTTATAAGCTTGTTGCGCTGTTGCCAAGGTTTGTCTAGCTTGGGCTAAAGCAATAGGATTTGTTTTATCAGCTTGTGCATAAGCTTGTTGCGCTGTTGCTAAGTTTTGTTTAGCTTGGGCTACCTTGGTAGGGTTAATTTGATTAGCTAGTTCATAGTCTTGTTTAGCTTTCTTTAGGGCTGCTTCCGCTGTGTCGTTAGCTAAAAAAGCAGCCTTAACCTTCGGCATAATGGTTGCTCGATTTAAAGTATTCTCTAACGTTTGACCTTCAATGTTTAACTTTGTTTCTTTGTTCTTTAGCTCTTGTTGTTGATATTCAGCCGCTTTAGTAGAAGCAATAGATGCTTTATCTGTTAACCCTTTGTCTGCCAACCTCTTTGCCAATTCAGTATAAACTTCACTGTTATTCGTTAACCCTAAGTTTTTAACATCCTGGTACACTTGACTAATAGTTTCACGTTCCTGTATTTCTGGTAATTGCCCTCCTAACATACGGGAGCCTTGAGCACCAATATTAGCCCCTGCATTACTCATAAGGCTAACAACCTGTTGCAGTAACCCCTGTTGTCCCATTTGAGCTGGAGAGACTAAGAATTGATTTAAGTAATCTTGCTCAATCTTACTAGGGGAGCTTGTACCAAATAACCCTTGAATTTGTGCCATGTTTATTCCTTATGATGTGGGTTTGCCAGTGTATGGATCAAATTTATAACCGCTGGCTGATCTTCCTATATTGCCTAACATACCCGCAGCACCTAAAGTACCAGCTAAGTTAGCTTGAGCGGCTGAAGTAGCACCCCCTAACAAAGTAGAACCTTGGTTAGCACCTAATGTAGCAGCACGGTTTCCAATATCCATTCCCAGTTGTAAAGGCTTCAAACCAAGTTCCTCAATACCAACACCAGTCTGAAACAAACCAGCACCTCTAGAGATTGCACGATCAATATCTGCTTGAGCCAATTGTGTAGAGTTAGCCGCAAGCTCTTGGTCAACCTGAGCACGAGCCAAGTCACGTTGGTATCGTTCTGGGTTAACATACCCTGTCCCTGCCCCTGCTCCCTGCGAAGCCCCTGACAGACCTAAACCAATACGACCAGACTGAAGCTGTTGTTGGCGTAGAGCAATGTCCTCTGCACCTCGCCCACCAGCCATTAAGTCTCGTTGTTGGTTATAATATTGCTGTGCTGCGGCTGTTGGGTCTGTATTAATTTGACCTAGGAAATCAGTTGCCCCACCATACATAGCATCTTGAAATGCCTTTAAGCGAGGATCTAATTCATAACCTGCTTGTTGTTTATCTTTGTCAAAAAAGCTAGTACCAAAACCAGAAGTAATAGAGTAAGGTTTAAACTCCCCCATTGCTGCTGCTTGTTCTGCCGCATCTCTGGTAGCATCAGCAGTTTTATCTGCGCCCCAATAAGATAGGGCAGCAGATCCAAGCTGTGAACCTACGTTAATTAAATCTTTATTCTCTATATAATCAGTAGCGAGATCAGTCCAAAAACTCATAACAACTCCTTAACCTGCAACGTAAATACAAGCGATTTGCTTGACTTCGTCTGCTGAAGTGAATGTAACAGATTCACGAGCTTTCGCTACAGTGTACCCTCGTATAATATCGTCTGCTTGTTTCATACCCTTACCTTTTATATTGGAAGCTACGATTAGGTCACCAGCTTCAATGTTTCCACCCTCACCACATACGTTAATCTGACCTTCTCCCAAAGCGTTCATAATGACTAAGTTATATTTATCCTTAGCCGCTTCATACTCAGTACTATTACGTAAAACAATCTCGTCTGCTGAAGTGAATGTAACACCAAAAGCAGCCACCAGTTGTTTATCTGCTAGTAACCCATTATTACGAGATACAACACCAATTGCATTCTTTTGGTTCGCCTGTGTGGTCGGTGTCACCTCAAAGATAGTGTTGTTAATTCCATCTTTAGATACACAAGAAACATCTGCTACAATATCCCCTAGCTCGACTTCGACAGCTAAAGGTAACAAAGCCTCGTGCGCCCCTGTGAATGGCCCTGTTGTTCCTGCGTATGAGTAGAATGAGTAGCCACTAGATGTACCTACGTAACCACCAGCAACACCATTGTTCTCACCCTTCAAACCGTTACAACTACCAAACCCGATAGCTGTAGCAGCACCAGCAGTTGACCCTTGAGAAGATGTGAAGTAACCACCAAAGTTACTACCACCATCGCCGTACAGAGCAGCAGCAGAGCCTGTTCCTGTAGCGTATACTGAAACACCAGTAATAGCACCACCGTCAATCAAGTTACCAGATAGTGTTCCTGTAGTAATCTTACTAGCACTCAATGTGCCTGTAGCAATTTTTCCACCGTCAATAACAGTTACACCTGAATCAAAGGTAGATTGGAAGTTAGAGAAGGTAACTAACCCATCAAAATTTAACCAAGTAAAGGGTGTGGAACCAATCGTTACAGTCTGTGTTCCTACCTCATCCTCTTCTACATAATACTGGACAGCCCAAAACTTACTACCCGATGTCATCGATGGGGCTGAAAATTGTGTAGACCACCCTGCTTTGGTAACAGTAAATGTATTTGTGGCGAATACGTAGGAATATGTATCTGAGGTTGTAGGAGCAGTAGGAGCAGATGCAGATGAGTTGGCGTAATACAAATACCCGTTAGCAGAGATAGTATCTGTACCTGAACCATCAGCACCATTCTGGAAGGCTAAAACAGGGGCAGACCAAGACAAAGAATCATCCAAGCCTGTGGTTCCAACAGTACTAGCTAAGGCTGTTGAGATGTAAACAGGGTCTGTACCAGTAGGAACTGAAGAAGACCAACCATCAGGAGGTGTTAAGATTAGACCAGTGAAGTTAAATGAACCACCTGTAGGAGTAGCTGGAGGGGTTGCTGATCGAATCCAAACGGTAACAGTAAGGTAAGAAGCACCATCTAAACCCTCAGTACCAGCGGCAACAGCACTGTTAATCTCTCGAACAACAAAAGCTGTGTTAGCAATTTTAGTAGAGTTATCACCCAATGCAGCAGTAGGTACTGTAGGAGCGCCTGTTAAAGCTGGTGAGCTAGTATTAGCTTTACTATTTATAGCAGCTTGGATTGCTACAAATTCAGCGTCAAACTCAGAACCTTTAATAACCTTATCAGGGTCGTTAGGTAAGAGATCATCCTTAGCCGCAAAATTTACAAACTTCGTATAGTTAGACATTAACTAATCCTTCCTGTTTTAACAAACATATCAATCTTTTGAACCGTCATACTAGCCCCTTTAATCACAGCTTCAAAGCCTACCTGAAGGACATTACCACTCCCGGCTACGCTTTCTTTAATATTTTCAACAAGCACACCTTTAGAAAACTCACCTACACCAAACTCAGAAATATTGAATTCAGCGACTTGAGCTTCTGGTATACTATAACCATACCTGCGAGTGTCCTCGTTATAATTAAAGTTAGTCTTAACAACAAATTGCTGACCAGAGCCACCGAACACTGTGGCACTAAAGTTCTTCAATATTTTAATTGTTGTCGGCATGGACATGTCGGTATGATGTGACAAGTAACTCATGGTGTATGCTTGGGTGTTATCTGTGTAACCACCATACTTACCAATACCATTTGTCTTACCAATCAGCAACTCTCTGTCTCGCTTACGGAGAAAGGAAGTAGCCAAAAACCCAGTCCATTTAGTAACACGAGATGCCCCATCTTCTAACGCAATTCGCATATCCAAGCAATAAACTGTTTTACGAGATGGCAAGGATAGTAGGTAGAAGGCATTTAACTCAGAGTAAATAGCACAAACCCTGTCTAAGTCTCCGTGTAAAGCCCTCTCGTTCTTCATGTTAGCAATTAGATCATCCCTAACATTCTTTGTTAAATCCCGCATAGGCAGAGATTTTTCTTGAATTACTCGACCCAATGAACGAATACCTGTATCTGATAAGAAAATTAAATCATTACCTGTGTTCTTAATACTATTACGTGCAACACAACCAACACCAGTAATAACATCAGATAAAGAAAAATCACCTAGAGGATTCTCAGCCCCTCGATAAATAACAATGCTATGCTCACAGAAGATAATTAAGAAACCGTTATGAGCAGCAAGGGCTGTTATCTTATCAACGTTGTTAGGCACGATAGCAGCAATGTTCAGAGTTCCACTAGTACCACCACTAAAAGCAGGAAAGGCTGTATCAGCAATATCCGTAGACCAGTATATTGTGTCCCCATCATGTGCCCAGAAACGTCCGTAAGCCCCAATAACATGTTTAGGGTAGCTAGTACCCCAACTCTGAGCAACACCCGTTAAAGTGGTTATTGTTTGAAGGTTAGGAGTACTAGCCTCTGTATATATAAGGGGTTCATTCTCATTCTGAACTAAGATAGCATGGTCATATAAAGTAGCACCACTCCAATGGCTTAATGTTGGTGTGTAGCCAACGGGAGTAATGTCTACTAATTCAGATGAATTATCACCATTCTTAAATATTTTGTTATTACCTGCTGACAATGTTACCACTGTGTCATCAGCGTTGAAATGCTCTAACATGAAATCAATAGTATTGTCAGTCAAAGCAGTTTCGCCAAGGGTAGTTTGCATTATCCAACCTTGACGAGAACCCAACTGACCAGACTTATCAATAACAACATTATCAGCTTGGTAAGCGAAGTTGTTTGAAATAGTAACTCCGCTCTCTTGGGTGTTTAAACCGTAGAAGCCGGGAGAGACTATTGATAGTGTCTGTAATTGTTTCATACGCTATACCAAACAGTGTCCTCTGGGTGACGAGCAGCATCCATAGCAATCTCATCTGCCAATGCCGACTGACTAGCAGCATAGGCGTTCATACTTTGTTGTCCGCCATCCTCACCACGTTCCTCAATCGCCATCGCAGTGGCTAACAGAATAACAGGACGCTTAGGGATAACCATGTTATCTGTATCAGCAGACAACTCTTGATTACGCAGAGTGACGTTAAATCGGAGGGCGTAGGCAGCATCAGGGATAGGGTATAAATCTACCTGAGTATCCCCATCTGCGCTGACACCGTTGAAGTTATAATAGAGAGGTGTGCCTAACTGAGGCGAGGCTGTCAGAAACTCCCTGTTAAACCAAGAAGCATCCTTATACTGCATCTCAATGTCGTCAGAATCATTCCAAACATCTAACACCTTGAAACTATTCTGTGAACCATTTAGCTCATAGTTAAACACGTTAGCTGTGGTATTAAGAGTCAGTGTAGATCGTAGAGCGCTCCAGTCCCACGCAGCTTCTACTTGGCTTTTAGATTCATTGATGAAGTCACCAATTAGTTTAGAGTAAGCCGTAGCCTGTACACTAGAAACCTCACGCTCTCTTAGTCGCCGTAGAACGGCATTGACAATTTCTAAATATGTCATTTGTTTCTTCCTTTGTTGCTATTATACCACAGATTTCAAGTTTTGTCAAGCTTATTCGCCATCAAATGCTACAGTTTGTGGTTCTTTTCTTAAATCAAATGTGATGATACAGCTTTGAGTTGCACCAGCCTCTGGTTCAATAACAAAAGAATCACCCTGTTGCATTACAATAGACCCATTACTAAACTGTAGGAAAGTATGGGAAGCCATAGGGTACAAGTCAATAATCTTAATCTTGTGGTTAATGTCGTGAGCATGTTGCCAGTAAGCCGTGGTAGTCTTGTTGTTAGCGTCTAGGTTAGAGATGAATAACATATCCACCTCTGACTTATACCCCTGTGGGACTGTGAATACTGTATTAGCAACACCCGCTGTGAGTTGTTTACCTACTGAATGTTTCACATGAAGTCCCCTACATAACCAGCTGCTTCTGCTGTGCCCGGCGCTGAACTATTATCACCATAAGGGGTGTTGTAGTTATCTTTACCACTCACAACAGGAGCAGGGTTTATACGACCATCTTTACTGCTATCATAAGGGGTGTTGTAGTTATCTTTACCACTTACAACAGGGGCTGGCAAGCTAGTATTTGTCCACCCTTGTAGTGCGTTTAACGCTTGTATAGGGTCTCGTGACTTATTTACTTGATCTAAAACTGCCAGTGTATCAGTTACATAAGACTTAGCCCCTTTCGACATAGCTCCCGGGATACCGCCAGTAAATAACCCTAATATCCCTGCAACAACCGCGTCCTGTGTTATCGCATCTGTTTTATCACCAATACCAATACTTAGGCCAGTACCTTTACCATCTCCTCCATCAGTATTGCTACTCCCAGTCTCAATGTTATTCTCTTTTAAAAATGCATCTAATAATACAGGATCGTTAACAATTCGTTCTGCCTCTTTTTGAATTAAAGCAGCATCTAATGAATCTTGGATAGCAAATTTATTAGTATAATAATCAGGGCGACCGAACATACTGTCTCCTTGGCGAGCGGCAGTAAACTGAGCTGTTATGTTTTCAAAAGGATTAGCCATTACTTCCCCTTCTTGTTTTTCTTTGAACGCTCGTTACGCTCTGGCAATTTTCTTTTCATACTTGACCTTTCGTTACAACAAGCCAGATTAAACCAGCTACAATGACTACCCCTGTTATGACAGAGGCAACAATTAAGAATCCGTTAATCCAAGCCCACATAACCTCTTTACGTTTCATCTGGGCTAAAACAATCTCTCTAGCCTCAGCATTACGTTTACGCTTGGCCTCAGCTTGAAACTTTAACCAATCATCCCACAAGCCCGGTCTGCCTTGGTAGATGAATAGCTCTTGTAAAGCTGCCTCATGTTGTTTAATCTGTTCGAGGGCAAAGAAAGCCTCAGAGTCTGACCCCGACTGACTAGCTTTCTGGACTAACTTACTCTTGTTATCAAAGAACTTAAAGATGTGCTGACCAGCTGCCATGATGTCACCACCGTTGGCTATGGTTTCTTTAATCACACCAAAGGCAGCATTGGCTATTGCCAGTTCAGCAAGCATGTTATTTCCTATATTCTGAAATCATAAACGAGAAAGCGGTAACAACACCAGCAATCCAAAGTAAGGGTTTAACCGCCCTAGCAATCCATTCTAAAACTGTGAAAGCCCCTTCGGCGGCAGAGAAGGCTTTAACCACATTCTCTGTCTCCTCATTTAGCTTATCCACCTTAGTCTCGACTGCTAGTAACCTTTCAT